TTAACACTCATCTCGCCATACAACTTATTACGAGCAGCAACACTGTTAAGCGTATCTTGTACTAGATTAATCTTACCTTCAGAAGCTGCTTTCTCAGCAATTTGTAAGTCTACTGAATTATTATTAGGTACAGTTTTACGCCATTCACTATCCACAAATGTGTCAAAGTTAATGGAGTCAGGAACTTCCATATTACCTGTAGCTAATGAAGCTACACCCTTAACAACTGAATAGTTGCCAGTATTTGTATCTGGTGCTACTACTGTATCTTCAGCAGTGTATAAACTATCTTCAGTAGGAGCTACACCATCTTCTTCATATAGTTGCATTATAGTCCTTATTTAAACAACTCTTTGTAACCACCAGTAGCTTCAGCACCCATACTAGCTACTGAACCAACTGCCCCAAAGATTGTTCCTGTAGTTTGCCATTGTGCTGCACTTGCAGCAGCGTTAGAGATAGCAGTGTTTTCAGTTGCAATATCTGACATATAACTTAAGTTACTAGCCAATTGAGCGCCAACACTAGATGTTCCGCCAGCTAATGCGCTACCACCCATACCACCTGTTTGAGCAGCTACGTTAGTCATAGATGCTTGAGCTAGTCTAGCTTCCCGAATTTGTGAACGTACATTCCGAATATTTTGTACTTCTGCTTTACGCTGTTCAGCCTCATACCGTCGTTGTGCTGCTTTTCCAGACTGATAACTACTATAAGCAGAAGCACCTGCTGTTCCCACTGCAATATATGCTAAAGTTACTGGATCACACATTATAATTCCTTTACCATTATTAAATAAGTATCTGTTTCAATATGATCTTTAAATCCAAGACGTTTTTGAAACACTCGCACGGACTCGTATTCTTTTTTAATTTGCGTAAATACTTTATCGTATCCTTCATCACGCAATGCTTGTAATGTAGCTGCCCAGTTATCAAATGTATCTTTATATGATGACTTATTAAAAGTACGTAACTCACCATACACAAAAGCAACATCTTCTTTAAAATCTAGATATAATGTACAAGCACTATTATCTATAATTTTAAACATTAGTAGCCCCCACAAAAGTTCCAGTCCAGCCTACAATCTTCATATCTTTACCTGCTTGAGCAGTAAACTTAAACTGTACAGCTTTACCTCGACCACGTAATTTATTCTTACTAATAACTAATGGATAGCCATCATCAAATGTAGCACCACCATTAACAAAGAATGGGCGTAGTTGTCGATAAACTTGTACTTCATCAGCCCACTTACCGGGATAACTATTATCAGTAAAGTCCCATCTACTTTGCATTAGACAACTACTTTGATTTAGAGGAATTGCATTTGCATCAAATGCTGTCTCAGTACGTTTCATAAACACTGTTAAATATTGACCAGTCTTTGCTCTGGCAGGGCCATTACCACCCATGTTATAGCCAGTTATAAAATAAGCAGGCATTTCTACGCCAGCACTATTAAAGCTATACCAATCTTTAAATTTAGTAGTGTTTTCACGTTCATTAATAAAATCTGCAAATGTTAGTGAATAGTTGTTACTAGTAACTGGATGTAAACAAATAATCTTGTACACTTTCTCAGTACCACGAATTGTAGGAATGCTTGCAACTACGTCATCTGTAGATGCAATAACATCATCACTTCCTGCAATAACTTCGTAAATCTCACCAGCACTCACTGTTTCTTTAGTGGTTTCAATTGAAACAGGAATAACACCTGTAGTGGTGTCTAAGCTAAACCAATACCAGGCATTAAGTTTGAGATCAAGGGCAAGGACAGTGTTTTTATTATATCTGCCAATGCTGGTAGAAGTGCTATCTGTGTTTGAATATAACCAATAAATTGTTTTATTAGTAGCATTATAAGACCCCTCTGTATATAGTTTTCCAAGAACAGGAATAGATTGATAGAATGTTTTAATAGCTTGGTCGCTAGTGTTTTTAGCACTATATTCAACAGAGTTAGCTGCCTGTACTACATAAATACCAGATGTACTCCAATATAGTAAAGTATCTTCAACTTGTACAATTGACTTACTGCTAACACATCCTACAGTTGACACACGCTCTACGGAATAACTAGCAGCAGTAAATCCTTGATCAATACCTGAGATAAACCATACACCATTAGTAGCTAATACCATAACACCACGACCTAGTGGTTGTAATCCTACAATTTCACCAGCTTCAGGAATCTCAATAGTTCCACCATCACTATCTTGTAAATCACTTAATACTTCAGATGTTGGGTCATTAGTTTGATAACATTTACCTACTTTAGTAAGCTCATCTAATACTTGACTAAAAAATACAGTGCCAAGTAAATCAGATGTTGGCATACCTGCATACCACGCTCTACCAGCAAAGAACGCACATTGCTTAGGAGAATATGTTATATCAGCAAGCGGGTCAATAACGTAATGCCCTTTAGGAGCAGGTGAGTTACCAAAGTCTTGTTTGTTTAATACATCACTATCAAAATCATCATTGGCATCTTTACCATAAATCCAACTTTTTGTATTAGCTGGATATTTGCCATTAGTAGGATCAGCAGGAGATGATGTACCTCCATTAGCAATGCGGTAGGCATCTATTTGTGTATCTGTCCATCCTTGGTTATATAAGTTATATTTAACATCATCTATACTAATACCTAAAGCTTCCCATTCAGCACGAGTATATTCAGCATCTACAGGAATAATATTTCCACTACTATCTACTAGTGGTTTACCTTTAAAATTACGAATCTCTAAATCAATTGCAGACACGCTAATAGTGTCTGTAGTTGAGTTATATGTAATTACAATTGGTTTAGTATTTTGGCTAGTTACAATGAGTCTACCATATGTAGGTGCATAACTACATGCAGCCGTACCTTCAATTTCTGTATTACCAGATGCTTTATAACTATTTAAGTTTACTGTAAATGATTTTTTATTACCACTAACACTGCCGGTAGCAGCTTCATAAAAATGTAAAATAGGCCCAGTCTGAACTACAAAGAAATCAAGGTTGCCATTACCAGCAACCGTGTTCCATAGTCCAGAAGTAAAGGCCCATAAATCTTTATTATCACTACTAATAGCACTAGCATACAAAGAATAACCATCTTCGTAATCTAGTCCTGTACGGCGTTCAACTGTACCGTCTACTTGAGGTAGTACATTGACACCATCTTTCCAACTATTTTCAGGTGTAATGAAGTATCCGCCCTCAGTATTGAGGCCACCTACAAAAGTAAACGCATCTTTTACTGCGGCTTGAACTGCCATTATATCCCCTTAAGCTGTGACTTCTTCTACGTCAATATTACGTTGCTTTGCAACGGCAAGAATACGGTCTTTACGAGTAAAAAATCCTTTTAATTCGTCAGGTACTTGACCACGCATTGAATACCTACAAGAGTACAATCCCATAGGAGTACGTTCAATGACTAACTTATTAACAATACCTTTTTCTTCACGCTCTTCTTTACGTTCTTTAGCAGCTTGCTTTTGAGCTTGATGTTTTTCAGTAATTCGGGTATATACTGATTTTTCGGATAATTTATTTTCGTCCATAATTCACCAATGTGTTATATTTAACTTCACCGTTTTCATTGCGCCATGCTTCATTTCGCATTGCCATACGGCCCCTTGTTGCTTTACGTTCTTCACGAGCATTGCTTTGTTGTTTTAAGTTAACAAACGCTTGACTCTTAGCTTCAGCTAGAAGAGTTGGAAAGAACTTCTCTGGGATGTTTGGTACAAATGTATCAATATGATTCCACGTTGCTTGCTGTGTACCGTACACAACACTTTTAGAAGCTTGTAATGTAGTATCTACACTACTATTATAACCATCAAACACTACATAAGTGTCATCATAACTAGTCCAATATTGTGGGTCTTGATTAATTACATAACCACTGCTATTAATAACACCAGTTTGTTCAACTCGATTTGTAATCATATCGTTAAACGTTTGAGGATCAACCCATTGTACTTCTTTTTTATTATATTTAATCCATTTAACTTTATTCCATGTATCTGGAATTTTCATCTTAGTTGGATTACTAACATCACCTAGTGCTTGTAATGCTCCGAGTGAAAATAGAAAAGGCCAGTCACGCTGGCTAAGAAGTTCAAAGTAAGATTCTTTAACAAGTTCTGCAACTTGTACTGCTTCTACAGTTTCATCAATGGAGTCTACAGGGTCAGAGTCTAATGCAGATAAAATATTCTGCACCATACCTAAAAGAGTCATCTTAGCCATACATCATCCTTAATTTGGATCAACTATTAGACAACTTAAACTAGCTTCTTTAGGAGTAATTGCTGTACCAGAAGAAGTAGCGCCACCTCCTACATACATTGTAAGAACATCACCAGCAGATAAAGTTACATATCCATTAACAGCTAAGTGAATAGTATCTACGCCGTTTGTAGGTTTTTTAGCGTACACTTTACGAGTTGATGCTGTACCATTTATAGCATAATGAAAATTATATACTGAACCACTAGCAATTGAAGCAGTTTCAAATACAATCCAAAAATCTAGTTGATAAACACCACTTTGGACAATAGTAAATTGACCATCTGCTGCGGATGGTGTAATATTTTGATACCCATTGGTTGTCCATGCGCCAGTAGGATTTAATTTAGCTAATGCACTAGCAGCAGCTAAAGTTTGAGATGTGCTACTATTTGAAATGTATAAGTCACCATATGCGTGACCTGCTACATATTGCCATACACCACTGCCACTACCATTAGCTACATATACTTCACCTGAAGCGGCTGAAGCAACTCCCTTTGGTTCATGTAGTTGACTATCTGGTAATGCACTATGTTGCACTTGTGCCATTTAATTCTCCAAAAGGAAAAAGGGAAGAACCCCGTTATGCAGGGAACTCCCCTTATTTAGTTACTTATAGGTAACGAACTACAACAGTAGCGTCACCAGCAGTGAATGTGCCAGTGAAAGCAATGTCTAGAGTATCAGCAGAAGCGTATACTTTGCCTAGACCACGGTTAGAAGCGGCATCACCAATAGCGTACGCACCAGCAGCACGAATAGTAGCACCAGCAGTTAGGTTAGCAGTAGCACCTTGAGTAGCTGAAATCCAGCCATCAGGATCATTACCGTCACCTAGCTGTACATCAGTACCGCCTACCCATGCAGTGCCTACTTTTAGAACTACATCTAGAACTACAGCACCTGCTGGAATAGCTACAGTAGCACCAGAAGATTGATAAGTAATTGCTAGGTGAGCTTCTTTAACAGCACCGTCAGTTTCATATACGCCAGCGACATTACGCTCAGGATAGTTGGGGCCGAAACCAACAACTAAACCATCAGCGTTAGTCCAAGTAGATTTACGAGTCATTTTAAATTCCTTTCAACTTAGATAGTGGACTTAGAGATAACGCTTACTAGGCACTCAGGGCGATATAGCTTGAGACCAAAACGAGCATTCATCACGTATTCGTCACGACGCATATCTTTATTGCGATCGTATTCAACACGAGGCATTTGGCGATAAGCACCGACGAAAGGAGTTAGATCACCGCCAACAGACATGAAGATGTTGGTAACAGGAGATGCAGGAGTATTAACGCCACCAATAGCAGTGTCAGTAGGTGTAGCTAGGAAGTTAGAAACATAAACGTCAAAGCCGAAAATGTTCTTAACGAAACGCATACCAGTTACATCACTTACAAAACCACCGTTAACAATACCGCCGAAAGCAGGGTTGTTAGTGAAAGCTTGTGCGCCAACTAGTTGGTTAAACACATACTCTTGTGAGGGATCAATAATAGCTACACGGCTACCACCAGCATTAGCTTTATCTAGAGCATACTTAGCCTTAGCAAAGTCATCTAGAGATAGTACGGTGTTAGTAGAGCCAGAAGCGATAAAGCGATGAGCAGCACCGTTGATGGTGTTTGCATCGTTAACAGTTTGTGTGTTGGCCAAAGAGAACACTGAACCTTCTAAGTTCTCATCAAGAGCACGACGCATCTTGGTTGGGAACATACCGATTAGTTGCTGAGCATAATAGCTATCTTGCTTAGCTTTATCGGTGATGTAGGTAGCAGCCTCTACATAACGGTCAATAGTGAAGTTGAATTCACCAGTGTCAATGCTGTCATAAACCACAGGGGTTAGTTCAGCAGTTTCACGCATTGGTAGTTCACCAACTGAAGGGATGGTAAACTGATTACCATCAGGGAAGCCACTTAGCATGCGAACATACTTAGTGCCCATTAGTTGTTCTTGTAGAACATCTTTTAGTTCAGCAGACCAGAGTTCTGCACGAACTAGGTTTTCATTAACCTTAGTATAATCCATTCCAGACATTTAATTCTCCTTAAGCCCCAAAGTAAAGGGACGGGTTTTTAGAAACAGTTTGTTGTAACTTATATTGGAAATCTTGTGACCAGTATAGTGAAGGATTCTCTTTGCGAACATGTGCTGCCCACTCTTTAGTCCCTTCAATTTTACTACGATCACCTCCAGTAGAAGCTACAGAAGTGGTATTAAATGAGGAAGTATCCATATTATTAGCAGGCATAGGAACACCAGCAAATAAAGATACAAACTCATCCGGATCATTAGCAGCTAGTTCCATAAGAATCTTGGCTTTTTCTGGTGTAGCAGCACGCTGCTTAAATACATCCATTGCTTTTTCACCGAATTTCTGTTTCATCAGAGCATCAGCTTTAAGTAAATTGCCAGTCTTAGTTTCTTGCTGTTTACGACCCTCTAACGTCTTCTCTACAAGCTGTTGCACAACATCAGGGGTAATACCCTGGACAGGAGGATTGTCGGCCTCTGGTGTGCCTTCTTGCTTCGACATACGCTCAAGAACTTCATCAATTGTTTTAGCAGAAGCTACTTGCTCACGCAGTTTACGGTTTTCCTCTTTCAAGGTTTCAATAAACTGGTCAGCATTTGAGTAGGCTTTAGCCAAATCATCTGCGGTCTTGTATTTTTGATTATCACCCACAAGTGCGGTGAACAAAGAGCTATCAGTTGTCGCTGAAGCAGTGGTAGTAGTTGTTGAGTCTTCACTACTAAAAATCGTAGCATCGGTCATGCTTTTCTCCTAAAAATTGACAGCCTTATAGTAGGCTTATGTAAAAACGTTACCCTTTTGCACTATCTGGTAACATTGAGATAATTAAATCGAATGCTTTAGACTGCCCTAAATTGTACGCTAATTTAGCATAGTGGTTAGGACAATCAAAATCATCTTTTTTAATATTATTAATATCTTCTTTTAATATTAGTAATGTTTTATATAAAGCTTCTAAAGTATAACTACTATTATTCCAAGCTTTAATAAATTCTTCATTACTACTATCTACAGGTTTATTATTAAGTAATAGTTTATTCATTGTTTATATGTATTTATATTAATAATATATTATATATAACTATTAGTTAATTATATATATATTATATATATTACATCATTTGTTGTTCGTTGTCAACCCCCGAAGGCATTGGGCCTTCAGGACTCACTGCTGCCTCGGTTTGAATATCCTCGGCAACTTGATTCATAAGTCGTTGTGTTTCAGCTTGTTCAAATATCATTGCATTGTCTTGTACAATACGATAGTTTTGCCACCCTAGATTTTCTTCTAAAGCCTTTGCAATTGCCTTACCAGAGATGTGTGCAGCAATTGTTGGGATAGCTTGGACAGCAGCCATAGTTTGTGACAATTCTTGTACAAATCGAGCTTGGTCAGCAAAGTGACGAGCACCGATAGGATAAAGCTTACCAGAGGCCATTAAATCGTCCTTGGTGACCTCAATAAAACTTTCTGTACCGTAGTCCTCATCTACTGATCTAATTCGCTCTACGCCCTCAAAATTACGGATAGCTTCACCTAGCATGCCATTGAGTAGTGGTTCTAGAATGTTACGTTCAAACCAACTAACTTTAGATTGAAAAATACGACCAGCAGCATTCTCTAAACTTTGTACTTCATATTTAGTTTTTTCACCGGGAGTACGAATACCCATAGCTTGCTTAGGAGCACCAGCTAGTTCTTCCATACGGTTCATTAACTCATTAATCTGTAGGTCAGCTTGCAATGCTGTAGCATCAGGACGCATAAACTCTACATCACCCTCATCACCAACAAACACAGTGGCCCCGGGTTCATATTCAAATTCTTCTACAGTAGAACCTTTAACCTTCATTACAGGATAGGCAATAAGGTCAAATACGTCAGCTTTAAGATTTTCTAAGTGGTCAATGCGATATTGCATACCAACTAGTTGATCTAATGGGCCTTGTGCCCATAAATTATCAGTACGTAAACGCCATCCACAATGGTACATAGGTTTGCTACCTGTCCACATTGGATTAGGTTGTTTACGTAAAATCCACTTACGATCAATTACAGTGATGAGTTGATTACGTAGTAAACTCTTTGTATCTGGGTCATAAATATCTCCCCAGAATTCTAATAGTTCAACCATATCACTTTCAAGATATTCATCAGCACTACCAAAACCATCAATAGCCATGTTCAATTCTTTTTTAAACTCAGGATCGTCACGATAGTTTTGACGGAAACTCATGGCTTTATTAACTACTGCTTTGTTGTAGTTTAATGCTGGTTTAGTTTCAACATCAGTTAGTAAGTCACCAATGGACTTAAGCATACGACGAACTACAGGAGTTTTCTCAAAGGTTTCAGCTAATGGATTAAACACTAGGTCAGTAGGATTGATCCTATAAGCTTTAGGGCCAATATAACGCTGTACTACATTACCTGTATTATCACTAATAACATCTCTTACATAGTCATAAGTGGCAACTACGTTGCCAAAATCAATATAATCATAAACAAGTTGAGAAACAAGAAGTTGAAAATTAGAAGCTTTTAGCTTCTGTTTCATGTAGTTTGTAATGGCATAACGCTTCTTAGCCAACTCTTTATTCTTATCTGTTGACTCCCAAAAGAACCAATTTTCAGAAGGAAATAACGCAGCCATATAATTGGCATGCAAATTATCTCTAATTTGAGTTAGTTTAGGCGTAACTGTGGAATTCTTCCAAGGCAGTTTACTATTGCTAGTTTTACGTGTATCAGTAGCAAACAGATAATTACGTAGTTCTTGTTGGTCACTTTTCCACACAGAACGTGCTTGATCCCAACGTGTCCACATATCAGCAATTTTATTTGCTAACATGTCATCATTAAAACTTACTTGTACATTTTCGTTCATAATTTCCTCTTAGTAGGCTACGCCACCAAACTTACTGTTGAAAGCTACCACGTTAGATTTTTTATTACCCCACATACGTGATGTAATGGGGGCTTTACAAATCTCTACACAAGCCGCTAATGCGTCTTTAACGTCATCATGTTCAGGATTGTTCATAATGAGTTCTTCTTCTAGAATCTGGCAATTACCACCTTTGTAGTGCCAAATCTGATTATTATTATATCGTGGTTCTAAAATAGCTGCAATACGCTCATTCTTGCTCATATTACGTGGTGGATTATATTCATCAATTGTAAATACAATATTTTGTCCACGCATATATTCTTTAAACTGCTGTACAATGAGTCGCTGTGCTGCCACTACTTCACAACGCATACGTTTAAAACGCCATTTACGATAGACAGTTTCTGCTTTTTCATACATAACACTAATTTTATTTGTTTTAAATCTATCAATATCTAAAACATAATAATTATTATTATCATCTATTCCTACAACAGCAATAACTGTATAATCAGAGTGATTAGTAACAGAATAAGCAAAGTCCATAGCTGCATAAACATGTAAAAGTTTATCGCCAAGATACCAACTGCCGCTAAAATTCTCTATCTTATCTCTTTCATAATAGTTAAAACGACTTCTGTCAATAAGTTGTGTTTCAACTGCGTTAGGGTTGTTATAGTATTGAGCATAGAATTGTGTTACATCTAAATACTTTGCTTTCTTACGGGCTAACTCTTTAGCATCAAATCCAAACGTTTTACCGTCAGTTCGACGTTGTTTAGGCCATAAAAACTCACCATTGCTTTCTACAACACGTTCAAACACTTCGTACACTTCATTCTCAATTTCCTCATCAGTATCATCATCAAAGAAAATCTCAGTCATTTCCATCATATCTTTGTATAGATCACCGGGATGGTAACGAGTACCTACTGCCCATTCTCTTGCACCTGTAGATTCAATGGACGATAATTGAGAATAAAATGCACGTACTTGATCTCGACCAAGTTGTGTGTATGCATTATCTGGAACAACAACGTCATCCAGCACTGCTACGTTACAATGTAAACCAGTTACGTTAGCTGTAATACCTGCTGCTTTAACAGTGGCATCTCGAACACCCTCTGCTTTACGCTTAGGATGATCAACACTAATTTCATCTACGCTCCAACGTTCACGTTTACCTTCGTTTTCATTAACCATTTCAGGCCAATAAAACCGATAAATGTCAGAAAGCAATATATCTTTTACTGCTTTTAATTGTTTTTCAGCTAAATTAGCAGTAGCAGACACATACAAAACAGTTGTTTCAGGATGCTTAGTAATCCACCAAGCTACCCTATATGCAATCATAGCTGATTTTTGATGATCGCGGGGTAGCAATACAAGTTGATTATCTTTAGCATCTTCTCTATTCCACCATGAACATAAATCTTCATGTACCGCACCTAACATACGATGCGGAGCTACTAGTCTGATAAACGTGAGTAAGTCTGCCTCTGCCGCTTGCTTTACTAGTTCTTTTTCAGTCATTACCATTTAACCTTATCTGCCCAATATGCAGCACTCATCTTGCCTTTGGCAATATTTGATGCATGTCGTGCTTTAAAACTTTTCTGTCGTGCTGTAGGTTGTTTGTCACCTGTTACACCTTGTTGACCAAATCGAATAGTTTTTACTTTGTCACCTTCTTTAGCTACAACAACATGGCTTTTAGTTGCATGGCTAGGTGTACGTTTTGGCTTATTAAAACCACTAACACCTGCTCGTTCTAGTCGTGGGTCTTTAGCCATTTCGTTTCTTCCTTTTAGCTTCTTTGTCTAAGTTTGTTTTTGCAGATACAACACGTGTATTACCTTTGTTGTTACTACCGCCAGAAGATAAAGGCATCTTATGGTCAACGTGTTTACCGTCTCCTTTACTAACTTTACCATCACGTTCTGCACGTCTACGCGCAGTGTTTCGTTTAGCACGATTTTTAGCATTCTTATCATCATTAGGTTTTTGTTTGCTATAATCGCGCTTACCATTTGTCATATAAGGCATTAGTGTTTACCTCCTACTACAATACCCAAACGGGCCATATCACCTGCAATTCGACCTAGGTTAGGGGTAGGTATATCCTCTTCCTTTTTAGGCCGTCCTACGACCTTTTTAAGGCCTTCCTGGGCATATCCTTTATCAGCCAACCATTTAGCAGCAGCAGTACCACCGGGTTGTTTAGCATGATTCTTCATTTGTTGTATAGCTTCACTACGAAGTTTTACTTCTAATTCAGCTTGCCATTTTTCAATATGTGGTTTAATAAGGACATGATTACGTACTTCTAACCAGTGTTCCCAATCACCTAATAAAGCCATAGCAGCACTATACTCTGATGGATCACGGCAATCTAAAAACACATCTTTCCACTCTTGTAATGTGTATACAGGTTTAAATTTTACATCAGGTCTAGCAAACTCTTTGAATAGTTGTAACACTACTCGTTTTCCACTACCGTCGAGGAATTTGGTTCTGTCAACCATTCTATACTCCTAATCATTTGTTTAGGTATTTGATTACGTCTTGCAATTTCACCATTACTAGTAACTGCTTGAGTAATTACTATACCTTCTGGGCCATCATAAACAACCCATCCTACTTGCTTACATAATACTGGAATATAAACAAACTCTTCCTCTTGTACAGCCCATGCTGTAACATCAAGTTCTGAAGCATCTTCCCATATTACATAAGCTAGTTTCATTTTTTAGCTTTATTTTTTGCTGTGCGGCTACCACGTTTAGGAAGACTCTTACCTGCGCTACTGAGAGCAATGGCAATTGCTTGTTTTTGTGGTTTGCCAGATTTCATTTCTTTACGAATGTTAGCTGAAATTGTCTTTTGTGAACTACCTTTTTTTAATGGCATGATTATTCCAATTCAAAATGAGGGCCATCAAAGAAACTCTTAAAATCTCCACCCCAACGGATAGCTACATTAAGTTCTTTAGCGGCAAGTTTAAAAGCTTTAGCAATTGTGTAATAATATTCTTTATTCCAATTAACTTCACCATTTACATATGCAAAAACATCTACGGCTCTACCTATTAGATGTTTACTTTTCATTGTTTGAGACTTACCTTCATTAACCAACTTACGTTGGCGCTCAACATCTCGTACACCTTCACTAATACCAAAGTCTACTTCAGTGAGTTCTATAGCCCGTTTAACTACAGCTACTAACTCACTATCTACACCATTAAGTTTATTTATGGATGATTTAGATAGTTTAAAAGTCACTTTTTAAATCCAGCAATAATACGACTACCAAATAAGAAACCAAATGCAATATTAGCAGCCTCTAAAGCAAGTGCTTGTACTGTTGCATCTACAGTAACATATAATGTAGAAACACCTACAGCCATTACTAGTAATGCACCAATGTAACGTGCAGAAGCACGTAAATCTACAACCCATTGGCTAGGTTGACCAATGGGCGTGTCTAGTTTAGCGATAGCTTCTAGCCGTCGTACTTCTGCTTCATCTAGTTTAATTTGTTCCTCAACTGTAGTTGGTTTAACACCACCAGCTAAACGTGTAATGGCCTGTTTAATACCTTCTACACCAATAGGAACTAACGCACCTAAAATTGTTTCTAGTAACATAATTAGTCCAGTTATTTATTTCCTGTATATACTGCTACAATTGAAGCTACAAATGCCGATATAATAAGAATTGGTTTTGCAACTTTAGCAAGCCAATCTAAAACAACGAACGCTCCTTGTGCAGCATGAAAAGCATCAACTACGTCTTTTGTGTCTTTGGCAACAGTATCTACTTTAGCTTCTACAGCTAGAAGTCGTTCAAATATTTCAAC